CCGATGTCTGTTTTATGTACTCGCTGTTCTTGGAAGGCGGGAAGACGAAGGGGGTTGTCAGTACCTTCCCGATCCCTTTTTTCCGACGTTCTGCATACTGTTGGGCGAGTTCGAGAGCATTCACCGCCCGGTCATTGAGCAAGACGAAGCGATCACCGCCGGTCTTCGTTCGCTCCTCGATCTTGCCAAGTGCGACCGTTCGACGCACGCGCACATGTTTTTTTCCCAGATCAACGGCGTCCCATTTGAGGGCTGCGATTTCTGAAAGCCTCAACCCGGTGAAGAAGGCGAACTCAAAGAACGAGGCATAAATGATGCTCGGCCAGTGCTCGTGCTGGTAGAGCTTGTCGATGATCGTATTCGCTTCTTCCAGGGTAAACGGATCAATCTCTTTGCGGGATCGCTTGGGCAGCTCCAGTGCCGCTGCGGGGTTTCTGATCAGCAAACCGTCGGAGACTGCTGAGCGCAAAATCGTTGAGAGCTTCACCAGGGCGTTGCGTTTGACGCCTGGTGATGACCACTCGATGGATGTGATGACGCGCCGAAGCAGGGTCGTGGTGATGAGGTCGATCCTTACCCGTGCCAGTTTGGGCACCCAATACAGGTTGAGCGCCCCTTTGTAATTGAGGCGCGTGCCGGCGGCGATTTCACGGCTATCCAGCCACAGCTGGGCGTACTCCCCAAAATGGGGAGTGCTGCCTGCCACGGTTTTTGAGCCCGGGAACAGCTCGGCGTACTTGTCGTCGTCGAGCAGACCGTGTTTTTGAAGGCTGACTACCTGATCGCGAAGTCTGGATGCAGCTGCGATCCCTTTTTGTGTCGTGGGATAGGGGAGCGTTTCACTCTTGCGCACGCCATTCCAGGTGAAGCGGATGCGGATTGAATTGCGGAAGATTTCCACTCCTGTGGGCATATCCACTGACTTTCCAGCCATGCGTCGTATCTCCTTATGCTGTAAAAAATCCTGCTTTCCTGCTTGTTCCAGACGCCGAGAGGGATCTGACCGCGCGCTCGCCGGGCGCGGAGTCCGTGGACGGTGGTTCCGAGAATCTCGGCCATCTGCTCTTCCGAGACCTTGTCCAGTTCGTACGTGGCGGTGTTTTCTGCTGGGGTCATGCTGCCTCCTTGTCATTCTTCCCTGTGCAGCACATCGAATGCTGCAGCTGCCACTCGTGGAACTTGTCCATTGCCAAGGGCTTTAAGTCGGTCCAGCCGGTGGGCCACCCCATCAGCCACTCGACCCACGTCGGGTTCAGGTGGCCATGGTCGGAAGCCATGACGGCATGGTCCAGTCGGTCCCGGGCGCGGCTGGCTCCGGATCTGCGGGTGAGTGCGTTGGGCGAGGATCCTTTCGACATGCTCGCGACCGGTGTCGGCCAAGGGTGAGCGATCGAGGAGGATCGACGGCGATGGTTGGCTGGGCGCGTTTGTGCTGCCGACCATTGCTTCGCTGCACTGCTCAGGCCCCATCCCGCGTTCTTGCTGCTGCCAGGCTGGTTGTGGTTCCCGTGGACGGTGGGTGTAGGCCACAAGCCAGATTCGGTTGCGTTTGTGTGGGGCGCCGCATTCTGCCGCTGAAAGACAACGCCAGCGCGCGTCATACCCCAGGCGGGTAAGGTCACCGATGACCACGGCAAGGCCTCTTCCCACAAGCAGCGGTGAGTTCTCCAGCAGCACCCAGCCAGGTCGTACTTCACCGATGATTCGTGCCATTTCTCGCCACAGACCGGAGCGGCTGCCGGCGATGCCGGCACCAGCTCCTGCAGACGAGATGTCCTGGCAGGGAAACCCGCCCGAAACCAAGTCAACAAGGCCGCGCCATGGTCGGCCGTCAAAACTGCGCACGTCAGACCAAATCGGGAAAGCTGGGAGGGCTCTATCGTTTTGTCGTTGCGCGAGAACCTGTGCGGCGTAGGCATCACGCTCAACGGCGCAAACGGTCCTCCAGCCGAGGAGGTGGCCTCCGAGAATTCCGCCACCATTTCCAGCGAAAAGAGCCAGCTCATTCACTTGGCCTCCTTGCGTACGCTTGACATCGCATACCAGGCGAACCGCTTACAGCCGATAGACTTGCCCCGGAAAGCGCTGCACTCTGAGACGCAACGAACTGCACGAGGGCGCTGCTGTGAAAGTGACGAAACTTCCGCCGAGCATGGCCGTTGCCAGCATCTGGATTATCTGGGGCTTTTTGGGAACCGGAGTGGTCGGTTGGGCACTGTTTGTCGTGCTGGAGGCTTTTGATTCGAAGAGGGACGCGGCGGCTTGGGTGCAGGCCGTGGGCTCCGTACTCGCGATCATTGCTGCGATCGCAGTGGCGAACGAAAGCAACAGAAGAGCCGCACAGGTGGCTCGTCGAGCGGAGAGCCAGCTTTTGGATAAGCTGACTTCTGTGGCCGCCTACGTCGCTGCGATTCCTCAGAATGCCTACACCGAGTTGCGGCATGGCTCCAGCGATAGACGTACGGTTGAGAGATTTGAAGTCTCCCTGAGGGACTGCGATTACCTCCTCAAAGAAATTCCTTTTAGTCAAATTCCTGGAGCCGAAGCAGCGATAGCCTGGCTTGAACTCAGAGGAGCAGTGCAGGATGTCCTGCAGGATGTCAGAACCGTGAAGAGTACCGCTCAAGGCCAGTTGGAACTTCGCGTCTTTGTTGACATGAAGCTTGCAGCGAGTCGCGCCACTAACGCTTATTATCGGTTCACAAAGGCAGTCGCTCGCTAACCGTTCGTTACCGAGACGCTCATACCCCTGAGCAGGCTGCGCGCGCGGGCAAGTCTTAGCGCTCAGCGTTACCTCATTTGTCGCTGCCCGGCGCAGCTTTTCATGGGGTATACGCGCATCGGCAGGGGCGCTTGCAGTTTCAGTAATGCCTGCTGCGTTGCAGCAGAGGCTCTCTATTCTCTGTGCGGCGACGTCGATGGCGTTGCGGAACAAAGCGGTCGGCGTGCGGCGTATTTCACGCTCGATCAGGTCGCCCGCTTTCTTCCGATGATCGCTACCGAGTTGGTCCATCAGCCGCTGGAAATAGTTATCGCGTGCTTCTTGAATGCCCCACGGCCGTATGGTGCGACTCAGCGGCTCGACGCCTTTCAGATGGTCCGGTGTTGCCGAAGTCGAGGGCATCAAGTCCCGGTATTCCGTGGCCGTGACGATCTTGTCGATGTGGTGGATGCAATCCGGCAAGACCGAGTCGAGCCAGAAGCGCTTGCAGACACTCAGCCAGATCCTGTGCTCGACGCTCTCGTACATAGGCATCACGTGCCCCAGGGGCCACACCATCTCGCCGAAATACGCCTTCGTCGCATGGTGAAGCAGGGCCGTGAGCTTATGTTCGTCGGGGGCCAGGTCAGCGACGATGCAGCTGTGTTGCGCGATGCTGTAGAACTTGCGAGTGTGACCGCCGTGGCGGCAGATCTGGCTGAGCGCATGGGCGATATCACGAGGGTCGATCTGGTTCTCGTCGGGGGCTAACAAGTCAACGGTCTTGCCGAGGTAGGTCAGGATCTGCGTCATGCTGCACGCTCCTGAGCTTCCGGCTGGATGAGTTCGGCGAGTGCCAGCGCTTTGTCACGAAGCTTGAGCGCTCGTTCTGCGTGAGGCTTTGCGTTGATTGCGCCAAAGGTGGCTGACGACAGTTGGAGCTTGCTGGCTATCTCCAGCAGTGTCTCGCGGGCCTCTGCACCGAGCTTGGCGTTGGCATGAGCCAGCCGCGACTGTTGCGCGAGCTGATCGTACTTGCGCCACGCTTCTTCCAACTGGTGCTCAAGATTAAACATCTTGATCTGAGCACCATCTCGGCCAAGTTTTCGGCCCTGGGCGAGTCCCTTGCTGCGACCATCCTTGCTGCCGAAATGGTAGCCAAGGTAGTAAAGCAAAGCGGCCATCAGGATCAGGCTCAAAAGGGCGAACGTCTGCATGTTTGTCATGTGGTGTGCTCTCAATATTGGCCGGTGGTGGCGGCCATAACGGTTACTGGGCGGATTCGGTGATGCTGGTTTCTTCGTCGCTCATTGCCTCGTCCGCCTTGTAAGCGCGTACGTCTATCAGTGCGGCGATGTGGCGGATGTGTACGAACTTGGGCGCCTTGCGGCTGGTATCCAGAGTGGTGACCGGGAGTTGGATGCGGCCGCTCTCAATCTCCGCCCAGAACGAGCGCTCGTTGAGATTGCGGAAGTACTGCGCCCGGAGCTTCTCCAGCGGGATAAGGACATCGCCGAACGTGCGGTACAGCAGTTCGACGGTGACCGCTTCGGGTGCCGGGATGAGTCGTAGTGGGGATTGACCAGGTGCGTCCATGTCCTATGTGCTCTCCGTGCTTCTTTTGCGCTTGGGATGACCCCATGCGATCAGGCAGTGCTTTTTCGTCAACTCGCGCAGGTGCTCGGGGACCTCAAGGAGCGCGGCATTGCGCTCCGCTTTGGTCCGCATGGCGATGATCTGGCGAGCGTATTCCCTAGGCCACGTCACGGCGGTCAGCCGCGATGGCGGGCAGGGCGAGGCCGAGTTGATCGGCAAGCCATGGAATGCCGGCCTGCTTGATCCGGGTCGACTGGCTGTACTGCATGCCCAGTTCGTGGTGATACCAGTTGCTGTCTTTTACGCGTAGGTACCCTTTCTTTGTGCTGATGGGCGCGGGTGATTGGTGGCATCTGCGCAGCGATGGCAAGGGTGTCTGGTGGCCGGTAGGTCGATATGACAATACCCCGCTAGGCCAACCTGTAATGGAGACCACGATCAGTTTTCCTCCCGGTGGCTATGGGGCGGCAAACGGGGCTGTGCTGATTCGAACCGAATGGCCCTGGTTGTGGGATCACGCGCAACAGTCCGGGATGCTGATCCAAGGCGATCAAGCTGCCTTCAAAGACGGCTGTTGGAGAATTGATAACTCAGAGCTGACGTTTCGTTTGCCGGAAATTCGTGGCGAGTTTCTACGTGTACTGGATGAGAGTCGCGGGGTAGACATCGGTCGTGACCCCGGGACTGTTCAGAGTCAGGAAATCCAGGCGCATTCCCATGTAACCGCGATCAACATGGATTTTGGCGGAAGTGGTGCGGGTAATGCTGTGTGCGGCGATGAGAACCACTATGGCGTTGGCGTGTACGGGTCCAGATCGACCGGAGGGGCTGAAACACGTCCTCGTAACGTCGCCTTTCCCGGCCGAATAAAGGTGATATGAGGTGGTTATGGCCATTTATCTTCTCGACAACGATTTCATTTGTACTGGGCCGGTCTTACTTCCAGTCATCCCGGGCATCGGCGCACAGCTGCCCGGCAACGCCGTCGAATTAGGAGAGGTACTTCCCCTCGTGCCGGGCCATGTCTGGGCTTGGCGCGATGGTGCCCCGCAACAATTACGTGACCTGCGAGGCCCGGTTTACAGCAAAGACAGCGGGGAAGTTCAAGAGTGGACTGAGCTAGGCGAGCTGCCTGGAGAACTCACGGTCGAGGCTTGTCCCGGTCCCTTTTACGTCTGGAGCAATGACGGCTGGGAGCTTGACGAGCTCGCCGAGAAAGAGGCGGAGACACGCCGCGCTTTAGCCACTCGGGACGGACTTATTTTTGAAGCGGGATTGCGCATCGCTCCCTTGCAGGACGCAGTCGATTTAGGCAAAGCGACCTCAGCGGAGGAGGAAGCGTTACTGCTCTGGAAGAGCTACCGGGTCGACTTGAACAGAGTTGAGGGGCAAGAGGATTTTCCGGCTGTTATTTGCTGGCCGGTCGCGCCGTCAGCCAGCTACGGCGATGCCATAGCGCGGCGCTGAGGCTGCTTGGACAACGAAGCGTCAACCCTTTGCCCCGCGATGCGGGGCTTTTTCTTTTCTGGAGAATGCTCAATGAGCTCCACCGATTTCTTCCACGGCGTTACGGTCACCAACCTTGATGTTGGGGCGCGCGTCATTTCGCTGCCGTCCTCATCAATCATTGGACTGTGTGACACCTTCATGCCTGGTCCCGGCGCAGATGGAACGCCGGGTGCCGCAGTCAACGAGCTGAAGCTGATCACCAGCGAGCGTGAAGCTGTAGCGGCCTGCCTACACCGCCGGCCTGTTCGCCTGGACCGACAATGAATATGGTTTCTGGGCGTCGCCGTCCAACAAGGAATTTGTCGGCATCACCGGCACCACGCGCCCGATCGAGTTCCTGGACGGCGACACCACCTGCAGAGCCAACCTTTTGAACGCGGCGAACATCACCACCATCATCCGGGACGACGGCTATCGCCTCTGGGGTAACCGCACGCGCTCGAGCGACCCGAAATGGTCCTTCGTCACCCGCGTGCGAACCATGGACATGGTGATGGACGCGATCCTGTATGGCCATAAGTGGGCCGTCGACCGATCAATTACCAAGACCTACGTCAAGGATGTGACCGAGGGCCTGCAGAACTTCATGCGTGACCTGAGGAATCAGGGCGCGATCATCAATTTTGAAGTCTACGCGGACCCTGAACGCAACACTGCCAGCCAGCTGGAACAGGGGAAGGTGTACTGGGTGATTCGATTCACCGATGTGCCACCGGCAGAAAACCCGAACTTTATTGTCGAGGTCACCAATCAGTGGCTGACCGAAGTTCTCGATAACGCCGCATAAGGGGCTGCTCAATGATTCCGCAAACGCTGTTCAACCAGAACCTGTTCATCGACGGCATCACCTTTCAGGGCGATGTGCCCGAGCTCTCTTTGCCCAAGGTCACCGTCAAGACCGAGGGCTACCGGGCCGGCGGCATGGATGGAGAAATAGACATGGATATGGCACGTAATGAAGTGGCCGATGTTGTGAACGCGCTGGTCGGTGCCGGGATGGATTTGAAGCAGGCCATGCAGTACGCACCGGTGGCCGCAAAGTTCGTGGTCGGGCAGGGGGCTGACGGCACGGATACAGCGAGAATGATCAATGCCCTGGGTCAGAACGCCAAGATCAGAGATCCGCAAGCCATGCAAAAGGCTCTGGAAGCTATCGCATTTCAGGGCCAGGCCGGCAGTTTCGAGGCCAGCGACATGGCGAAATGGTTCCCACAGTTGCTGGCCGGAATGGCCAAGCTTGGTATTGATGGTAATGATGCCGTGGCGCAACTCGGGGCGATGCTTCAGGTACAGATGAAAACGGCCGGCAGTTCCGATGAAGCAGCCAATAACCTGAAAAACTGGATGGAAAAAATTGGAACCACCGACGTCGTCAAGGCTTATGAAGACGCCGGGATCGATTATCAAGGATCGATGAATACCGGACTGCAGAAGGGTATGTCGACACTTGAGGCAAGTTTCGCCTTGGCGCAGCGTTACGTTGACGCCACCGATCCAAAGAAAGCCCAGGCCATGTCGCAGGCGATGAAAAAAATCAGCGAAGAGGCTGATCCGGAAAAGGCCAGGCAGATGATGTCCTCGCTAGAGCAGGCGTTGAGAACAGGCGATCTGTTCGCGGACATGCAAGTCAAGGCCGCGCTCACGGCCTATATGCAAAACAAGCAGCTATACCAGCAACTGAAGAAAGACTCTGCCGATGCCCCCGGCATTCTGGACAAAAACCTGCTCGAGCGCCGTGGCACGTCTGCACAGAAGTGGAAGGAAACCGGTCAGTCCGTGGACGACGCTCTGCGAAGTGTTGGCGATGCGATGCGGCCACTCACCGACAAACTGGCATCTGGCCTCCTCGCTATAAGCAAAGGAGTATCCAGTTTAAGCGACAAATCGCCAATGTTGGTCACCGGACTGCTCGGCATAGGAGCTGCGATAGCGACTATTACCGCTGCCTACAGCTCATTCAAAATCGCCAAAGGCTTGATGAAAATCGGGCAAGGAGCATTGGCAGGCTCATCTGCGAACTCCGGCTCCGACTCGGATGGCGAGGGTGCGAAAGGAAAGTTAGGGCTGGCAGCAGCTATCGCGGGTGCGGTGGTGAACGCCTACTCCGGGAACGAGTCTGGTGGCTCAGGGGCAGATGGTGATGAGGGCAGCGGAGGCGTTATTGGGGCGGGCAAGCAGATCCTGGAAGCGTTGAAAGGCTATCAGCCTGACGACGAGGATGCAGATGAAGTCAGCAAGGTCTTCGTGGTCAACGCCGCCGAGATAGGCGGGGCAGGCGGCGGGGAACAGGGCGTTCGGCGTAATCGCCGCCGTAGGGGCCGCCCTGGTCGCAGGCCGCCACGGCCTACACCGCCCACTCCGCCCGCTCCAACGCCCAGGCTGGGAGCTGTTGCACGTCTCACCTCAATAGCGTCAAAGCTGCCAAAACCGCTCAAGGCGCTGCCGGGTGAGGCCGCTCTAGAGGCGGGTTTGAAGGTGCTTGATACTTACCAGAACGCTGAAACCCAGACTGCAAAGGCTGAGGGATACGGCAATGCAGCGGGCACCTTGGCCGGTACTCTGGCGGGCGCCGCTGCAGGCGCGGCGATTGGCTCGGTCGTACCTGTCATCGGGACCGCTGTCGGCGGCATGATCGGTGCCTACCTCGGCGCGCAGGGTGGTGGTGAGTTAGGTGGCATCGCTGGCAAATCTCTGTTTGGAGGCGCGGAGTCAGCGGTATCTGCTGCACAGCCACCGGTCACCCCATTGTTGATCGCACCTCGCGTCGGGCCAGCCGTCCCCCCGCTAGCGAGCATGGCTGCATCGTTTGGCCCAAGCGGTTCTCTCGTCATGCGCAATCGCCTAGCGCCGGATGAGGTCTCTAAATCGCTGCAAGAGCCCAATCTGGCATCCTCGGCAAAGACCTTTGCAGCAGCGGTCCAGGACGTGTCGTCGAAGCGCGCGCTGCCTAAAGTGGATCAGCGAATCACCGTATCACCCCGGTTCAGCATCATGGTGCAGGGCGATGCTAAAGATCCGAGAGAGCTTGTCAATCAGATGATGCCTGAGATCGAGCGGCGACTGACCGAAACAGCGCAACAGGTGGCGCGGCGGGACATGACCGACGCGCCAGTCTTTTAAGGGGTATGTATGGCGTATATGGAAAATATGCAATCCGGCCTCAGGTATCTTGTTCAGGCCGGGGAAGCAGGGCGCAAGGATCTGGACGGGATGCTGGGACCGGTAAATGGCGCGATTGGCGAAATCACCGGGGCGGCAGACGAGCTGGAAGGAATCCCTTTCATAGGAGTTGCGGTAGGCGCCAAGCTCAAACGCATCAACAGCGCCATCAGCGCAGCCCAGGCCAGGGTCGGTCAAGTGGTTTCAGCGTACGGCAAAGTCACTCGGGGGGCGTCCGAGGTCCAGCGACGCATGGAAGTATTGACCGAGCAGATGGCAAGAGCAAAATCGGCGGTGAACAAACTGGCCGCCAAAGTCAGCAAAGGGTCAGAACCTGTTTTTTCCACGGCCAGCCTTGCGCCGAACGGGACACCGGCGCCGGAGGCGGTAAAACCGTTTCCACACCTGTTGATCATGCAACCGATAGCACCCAACGCACAGCCGTATTTCTTCAATCTCGATACAGCAGCGTTCAGCGAACTGAGCCGCTCCAGTGCGTTTCGCTGGGCGGCGCAAGAGCGCCTCACCCGGCGATCAGCACAACAGGCGGTGGGTATGGGCGAAGAGAAAATAACCCTCAAGGGCGCTATTTTTCCGGGATTTAGAGGCGGCATTAAACAGCTCAATGTACTGCGCAGCATCGGCCAGCAATTGAAACCCGTGCTGCTAACCACAGGATACGGCGAAGTGCTCGGCCACTGGTGCCTGGTCAACATCAGCGAAGAACAAAGCCCCCTGCTGCAGGGCGGCATTCCCCGCAAGCAGGCTTTCACTCTGGAGTTCGTACGTTATGGCGATGACTTGCAGAACATCTGAAGGCGACGTGCTGGACACGATCTGTCAGCACTACTACGGCCACCTGATCGGCACGGTGGAAGCCGTCCTCGATGCCAATCAGGGACTGTCTGATCAACAGCAGCCGTTCCGTGCCGGGCTACTGATCAACCTGCCCGACGTGGCATCTGCGGCGGATGAGGCGGTAACGCTTTGGGATTAGCGGCATCGTCCTTGAAAGGCGCGTGCTGCCTGCAGTCGTAGGCGGTTTGAACAAAATGTCGATGATCGTCAGCTCGTTACGATCCCTAACCTCACAACCGCCTGGTGGCTTGATGAAACCTATGTTCCAAATCCTTGCCAATGGCATCGATGTCACTGCCGTGATCAACGACCGTATGCTGCTGATTCGAACGATCGACAAGCCGGGTGACAGCTCGGATGACTTCGAACTGCGCATTGATGATCGAGACGGCGCAGTGACGTTGCCGAAACGGGGCGCGAAATTGAAGGTGTATCTGGGCTACCAGGGGCAGAAGCTCACCCTGATCGGCACCTATACCGTGGATGAAGTCGAGGTGTCGGGGCCCCCTGATACCGTCGTCATCCGAAGCAAATCCAGTGACACCCGCAGTGGTGCCAAGACCACACGCAGTGGCAGCTGGGAGGGCGTCAGTCTGTCGCGCATTGTTTCAGACATCGCAGGACGTAACGGCTGGAAACCCGAGTGCTCGGTGCAAACGCTCGTTGAGCGCGCGGACCAACTGAGCGAATCAGACTTGAACTTCATTACCCGGCTTGCGAGGCAGCACGACTGCACCGCCAAAGTGGCGGAGGGCAGGCTCATCGTCATCCCTCGTCAGGGGGGTGTGAGTGCCAGCGGCAGAAAACTACCCCTGATCGTTATCCGCCGCAGTGACGTCAGCCGTTGGCAATTTCGCTTGGGCGATGACAACGTCAAGAAAACAGTGAAGGCTGCCTATGCGGACAAGAAAGGCAACCTGGTCACGGTCCAACTGGACAATGAAGACGACACGAGCGGTTTGCCACCGGTCCATACCGACAGGCACATCCACCCAAACAAAAGTGCTGCAGAAGCGGCGGTGAAGGCGCGCCTGGCCGGTTTCAACCGCTCGACAGCGGGCGTGAGGTTTGACATGCCTGGCAGAACCGACCTGTTTGCCGAGCGGGAAATCGATGCTCAAGGGTTCAAGGTTGGGCTGGACGGCAACTACCTGGTCGATTCCGTGGAGCAGGTATTCACCCAGGCTGGCTGGTCCACAACAGTCGAATGCAACGGGGGAAGAAAAGGCAAAGCCAGCGCCAAAGGCAAGAAGCCGAAAAAAGCCGTAAAAGTCATACAACTTTAGCCAAACCAAGATCAGCTTACGAACGCCGCCATCGAGCGGTTTTTTTTCGTCTGGAGAATGTCATGTCACGCATCAACCTGTCCGCCGATGGCGCCCCGAACATAAACGCTTACCTGGATATGCTCGCCTGGTCGGAGCTAGGGAGCGACTACCTGAACCGCTCAGATGACGGCTACAACGTCATCGTTACTGGGATCGACGGCAGGCTGGAGCTCTTCGCCTCCTACGCAACCCATCCTTTTGAGAACGGACGCAAATCCAAAGTCATCAACACCAGAGGGCTGACGTCGAACGCATCCGGCCGCTATCAGTTCATGCTCAAGGACTGGCCGCACTACCGTGCTTTCCTTCGGCTTCCTGACCTCGGGCCAGTGAGCCAGGATCGATGGGCAGTACAGCTCATCAAAGAGTGCAGGGCGCTTGAAGACGTCATGGCCGGGCGTATTGCCGAAGCAATCGGCAAATGTCGGAACATCTGGGCCAGCCTTCCGGGCGCTGGGTACAACCAGCGCGAGCACCGGCTCGAGGATCTGCTGGCACGCTATGTCGCAGCTGGCGGTTCGTTGGCATGACTCCGCTGGACCTTGTGCCTGCGCCTTACCGCTTCGCACTGTTAGCGGTACTGGTCCTCGCCGGTGCCGGCGGCGGGGCACTTCTTTCCTGGAAGATCCAGGGGTGGAGATACGGGCACCAGCTTGAACGCCAGGCTCGCCTGCAGGCGGACACCCTCACAGAAATTGCGCTGGCCGGCGTAACACTCCAGCGCGCTGAACAGGCCAAGCGCCTCGCGCTGGAGCGCACGCTCCAGGCGAGCGACCAAACTCATTACGACGAAATGGCCCATGCTCAAAAGAATCAGAAACGCCTGCGTGATCGGCTTGCTACTGCCGATCTGCGCCTGTCAGTCCTATTCGCCGCCACCGATTCCGGTAGCCGTCCAGTGCACCCCGCCACCCCCGCCGGCGGCGTGGTTCATGGAAGCTATCGAGCCGAACTTGACCCAGCGCATGCTCAACGAATTGTCGGCATTACCGGCGATGGCGATCGAGGACTGATTGCGTTGAGGGCGTGTCAGGACTATGCGAACGAGGTGTCGACGCCAAAGGAGGGGCACTAAGTGCCGGTGCAGCCAAACGACTCCCACTGCTCATTCAGATAATCGGAAAGCATGGGGATCTGAGGAAGAGTACCTTTGTTGAAGCTTCTGATGTCTTGCAGGTATTTGCAAACTTTATGCTTTGCGATTTTCTTTTCTTCATCTAAGGCTTGGTCGTTGTTTGCAGGATTACCATATGCATCGGTAAGGCGTTTGACGGCTTGTTTAACTCTATTGGACATATTGCCAAGAAGCGCTTCATCGATGACCCCTAGCCCTACGGCTGAAACCACTTCAGTGGCGATCTGACTGCGTCTTGCTTGGGTCATTTGTTGAGCAGCGTGTACACCACCGACCATAGAGCCCAGCGCTCCTAATGAGTCGATAAGCTGTAAAATTACTTCGTTAATAGGCATACGAATCTCCGTATCTCTCAGTAGACTTGTTGCTATGCCTATTCAACTACTTGGCAGTTGTTGCGCTAAATCTAGTAGCAATTTCGCACGCTGTCCATTTCGTCGTGGGCATAAACTGGACTGCGCTTTAGGCCTAAAAGACAGGCCTTTTGCCCGTTATTCCCTTAGAGAGTATATGGCTGCCTTGGATATACGGAAAAAGAATTAGCACATGAAAAGTTGATCTGGCGGCGCCTGATCAACTGATGCCGGTCGTCCCGTAGCAAACAATACACCAAGGCAAAAAGGAGCGATCAACCCAAGTGCGGCAACACTTGGGCTGAACGCCAAACCTGCAGGCGTAGTCTGCAAGCCCAGCCAAGGCTCCTGCTTCGTGCACAAAGCGAAGCGAGTCTAGCGCGCGACATTCCTATCCATAAGGCTTGCTCACACAATGAATCACTCTCCCATCATCCCCTGGATGGGCGGCAAACGCCGTCTGGCCGACCGTCTCATTCCACTGTTTCCACCTCACGAATGCTACGTCGAAGTATTCGCGGGCGGCGCCGCGTTGTTCTTCATGCGGCCTCAACCTGCGCCGGTCGAGGTTCTGAACGACATCAACGGCGAGCTGGTGAACCTCTATCGCGTAGTACAGAACCATCTGGAAGAGCTGGTCCGGCAGTTCAAATGGGCGCTCAGCTCCCGACAGATCTTCGAATGGCACAAAACTAGCCGCCCAGAAACCCTCACCGACATCCAGCGCGCTGCACGTTTCTTTTACCTGCAGCACCACGCTTTTGGTGGCCGGGTCACCGGGCAGAATTTCGGTACCGCAACCACCGGCCCGGCCATCAATGTCCTTCGGATCGAGGAGAAGCTTTCGGGTGCCTGGCAACGCCTATCGGGTACCTATGTGGAAAATCTTCCATGGCTGGAATGCGCGGAGCGCTATGACCGCGCGCACACCTTTCATTACATGGACCCACCGTACTGGCAGACGCAGGGGTATGGCGTGGATTTCGACTTCGAGAATTACGCCCGAATGGCCGAATTCATGAGGCGTTGTAAGGGCAGGGTGATGGTCAGCATCAACGATCACCCCGACATCCGTCGCGTGTTTGCCGGCTTTCACTTCGAGAGCATCGAGATTCGTTATAGCAATGCCAATAACCGCCAAGGCTGCCCCGAAGCCTCCCGAGAACTGGTGATTTTGAACTGGAAACCCGCTGATCTGAATGGTCTTTTTTGACGACCGAACATCAGGGGCTGGCTGCTCCTTCAGGTTTCCGCTTTTCGAAAACGATCCCCGATGGCCGTTAGCAGATCCGGCAAAAACGACAACACAGCACCATCCTGCTCCCTGATCCAGCTGAGCATCTTCTCGGGCGTGAAGACCCCTGCGTTGTGTGGCACCTGCTGCAGCTCCGGTATTTCGCCTTTGAACGTGAGCAGCCACCGTTTATTTCTGAGCAGCGTCAGCGCCATGCCAGACGCCACCCGCTCTTCGGTGATCGGGCTCCACCCAGGAAGAACGCCGCCGGCCGCTTTGATTGCACCTCGACAGTCTGCTAGATATTCGGATGTAAACGCTGCAGCTGTGTCCGACACAGAAGCCTCGTTTAACTCGCCACACGCATCGCGTTTGTTCTGTTTGAACCAGTGCAGCCACAACGCGTCGTCGCAGCGTTGCTGGTATGCGATGACCTGGTTGCGGATGTGTTGGCAAGCATTGTGAGGCGACAAGGTCATGAGCCATCCAGGCAGCTTGCGCAGTGGTAAACACAGCATCTCGCGACACTGACCAACCCTGTCAATCAGCGTGAGGTCGACTGCTGCAGCTGCAAACCGGCTGGATTTCAGCTTCGCGCGTTGGCTCTTCCAGTTGAGGCCGATGCCGGCAACCAAGGGGCGCATGGGCACAAATGGATCACCTCCGTAATCAACCAGGAGCAGTTCGGCGGAGTGGAAAGTGACAGTGCTTGAAATGATCGGTTTCGAATGCATCATGGCTTCCTTTTCGGAAATGGAATCGGGAAAGCTGTAACGCTTTCTGAATTTCAGCCTTGATGGCGCCGACTGTTTCGTCAACCAGCGAAGCCCCGCGGGAATCCGAGACTTTGCCAACAATTGGCAGGCGAGTTACGTCGCAGCCTCAACCGGACAAAAGCCGCCGAAGCCACTCTAAACTGCGGCTGATGGAGGATCCGAGTGGCCAGTGACTGAAGGGACGGAAATGGGCCAACGGCGAATTGGACTATGCGAAAGAGTCCGCCGTCAGAGGAACTGTCAGAAGTTTCCGATGTGGGTATCAGACCTTATGCAGCAATTGATTACTGGGCTTGTCAGCTACAGCCGGCTCAGTGGGTCCGGTACGCGATTTCTGTCATTGCCCAGGCTCTGCCGACCGGGAACCATTCGAGGTCATGACTGGACGGCAGCAATCCCCTACGGGTTCTGTCGTCCTTTCCACCAACGCGACCTATACCCACGCACTTTTTACGCTCAGCCCTGCCTTAACTGACCAAATGATTGGTGCGGGCTTCTTCAGGCAACGGCCCAACGGCGGTCGGTTCCACTAGCGCCCGCAATCGCGTCATCCGTCAAGCGGGCGAGTCCACGTACAGCTAAAATCTCAGCTAAAACGGGAACGTAAATGGTGAATGGACGCTAAAGAAAAAATAGATAGAGCTCCTGTCGGTGATGTCTGGGTATTGTTCCTCCCATGTATATGTCTCAAGCGACCATAGCAATCGCCCCGAAGAACTTCGAGAGCTGAATGACGACCTGGTCGAGGGCTTCAAGGAACTTCGCTAGATTTTTTATGCTTGCCAAATTTGCATCAAGGGCATTTGTAACGCGATTCATCTTGACCAGGCAATCATTAAGGGCAGCGGTCTGTGCCTCATACGACGAATCCACAATGTTATCTATTTGGTTTTTAAGCTCGGTGAATCGATGCGATAGGTGGGTCCGAGTGGCTTGATTATAATTTCCGTTGAGACTTTCCTTTAATAGGATTTCTAAGCAGTTAGACAATTCGTCTAGCCATTTTTCTGTAGTGTATTCGTCGTCCATTGCAGTGCTTCCTCGTTATCGTTGGGAGTTGTAAAAGTCTGAAAACGGTTTTATGGTTCCGTTTAAGGCTGATAGCGACGCGGTTATTTTGTTTAATGCGCCTTCTCCTTTAGGGTTGTTGGCATATTCAATTAGTTCATTATTGGCATTTATTAAGGCGGTAAATACGGTGTCAGGAGGGGTTAATAGTGAGTTTTCGTATAGAGTATAAAACTTAGCAATCTGCAGTAGGATTTCATTTCTTTTTTGGTCACTGAAGCTTTGGTCTGTGATTTGTTTGTTATACAGGTCTGTGATATCCTTCGCGCTCTCTAGGTAGTCGGTTTTGTTTTGTGTTGCAAGTGCCGAAATATCTCTTTTTAAACTTACAAGTATCTGGTTGACCGCTGGCCCGCCGCTGAGGATAGCTTCCTTTATGGCTTCGTTCTTTTTGTGATTAATGTATAATTTTGATAGTGAAGAGACTAGTGAGGTGGTGGCGTCCGATATGGTCTTCCCTGTTTTAAAGAATCCTGTCTCATTGCTCAGAAGCATTATCGATGCGTTGTACTCGGTTGAGATGGACTGGATAGATCTAGAAGCGTCGTCTGCTTCGGTTGAGTTGATGACAGATAACAGTTTCACACCAAACTCGCGAATTAAATTGAGTGCTTGAATTCTCGCGCGTAGGCTACCTGCTGAATATTTCAGTAACAATCCTGTCTCATCGTTGCTGCCTGGAGCGATGTAGTAGATCGGCGACTTGTCATACTTGACGCGAAGAAGATAATGGTCTCTTGCCAACGTATTTTGCTGCGAGTAATAGGTGGTAAATATAGTTGAGGTCGCAGACACCGATGAGGCGTAAGCAGTCACAGGCGCTCTGTAGTCGACGGTATTACAACCGGATATGAATACAAACGCTAGGCAAGATGAAATCAAAGCTTTAGTCATCTGATTCATTCCTTTGATAAAAAGGTTTAGCTGGGACTTGCCTGCACGGCGTAGTAGATCCAGTAGATAAACCTTAGCTCACGCCGGGAACTTGGCAAGCATTTAGATAAAATTTCGTCTCGGCGTTCAAATACGTGATTTCTAAGATAATATTGTTGCTGAATTGCAAGGATCATTATCGCGGAAGTCAACACCGAGCCAGTCTGCGACGCCTGCACATGCGCGGTAACGAGTGCATCCTTAAATCGGAGAATTCTAAATGCCCGCCTTGGTTCGTAATGGAAGGCGACGAGCCGGTGATCTGGGCGTGGTGAAGTACGGCTTTTGCGATCATGACAGAGCCTGAACCTGTCTTCGCCCTAATTGACTGCAATAGCTTCTACGCAAGCTGTGAGCGCACCTCTCGCCCGTAGCTCGCTGAGATCTCGATTGTGGTGCTTTCGAACAACGACGGCTGCGTGATCGCGAGCAGTTACGATGCCAAGCCCTTTGTAAAGATGAGCCAGCCGTACTTCCAGATAGAGGACCATCTGCGCCGCAATGGCGTGGTCGCGTTCAGCAGCAACAGCGTCCTGTACGGCGACATGAGCGAACGGGTGATGATCATCATTGAGTCCATGGTCCCGGCGCTTAAGGTCTACAGCATCGACGAAGCCTTCGCCGACCTGACCGGCATACCCGGCGACCTGACCGCCTTCGGCCGCGAGATCCGGGCCGCTATCTACAAGCGAACAGCCATTCCCTTGGGTGTCGGCATCGCCCGAACTAAAACCCTCGCCAAGCTCGCGAACCACACCGCCAAGCGCCTGCTCGACAAGGCGGGCGGGGTACGACATCTGCCACCCCTTCAAACGCGACTGGACGCTCCGGAACACCGACGTCGATGAAGTGTGGGGCGTCGGCAAACGAATGAAAGCGCACCTGGATGCGATGGGCATCGAGGCCTCCATGGACCTGGCCTAGGCTCACGCGTGGACGCTTCGGCAGAAATTCAGCGTCGTCATCGAAAAGACCGCTCGCGAACTCGCTGGCACGCCATGCCTGGAACTGGCCGAGGCCGATCCACCGAAGCAAGAGATCTGCTGCAGCAGGATGTTCGGCATGCGCCTTACCGAGATCCAACCGATCAAAGAAACGGTGGCCACCTACACCCAGCGCGCTGCAGACAAGCTCCGGGCGCTGGGATCACTGTGCAAGAAGATTCGCGTCAGCATCCGGACGGGGATGTTCAATCCCAAAGAGGAAATGTATGCGAATGGTGCATTGGTGGAGTTGCCGTATCCCACGAATGACGTGCGGTTGATGACGAAGGCTGCGACGGAGGCAGTGAATCGGTTATTTCGGGAGGGGTTCAAGTGCAGAAAGGCGGAGGTGTTTTTGATGGACTTGAGGCAGACTGGGGAGTTTACTCAGGACCTTTTTTCGAACTCACAGCTGGTGGAAGCTCGGAAGGTGATGTCTGTTCTGGAAAAAATTTATGACCGCTTGGGCGCAGGGACGCTTCGACTCGCAAGTGTGCCGATTGCGCCAGAATGGGCGATGCGGCAGGATTGGAAAAGCCAAGGTTTTACAATAAAGCTATATCAGCTTTGGTCTGTTAAAGCGGAGTAAGTCGCTAGAATCTAAAAGGCCGCAAATCTGGGATGGTATAGGGTGGCTTTCATGGTTGGATGGTGCCGATTCAATTGGCTGCAATCACTGTATCCGGCGTCGGAAAGTGATTCTTGCAACTAAAGATAAGGCGGTCGCGTTAAATGCCTTGGCTATAGGCTACAGCGGAATGCCACGTTTAATGGCGAAGGCCATGGCTTTACTAAGTAAGCCAAAGTTTATAACAGGGACATGGCTTTTTAGAATCGGAGCAGCCAATTTTGAAAATGCCTCATATGATCGCTTGTCAAGCTTAAAGTTGTAATCTGAAAACTTTACGCCGTCGAAGTGGCCAGTTAGGAAGCGATCTCTTTTGTGTCCGTGGCTAATTAAAAGATCGAAAACTATTAATCCATTTGCATTTGCGCAAGAAAGCTCCTTCTCAACTTCGTTAATAAAATCGAGAGGGCCTTGAGAGTCTGTCGCAACTACGAGCGCAGATACGTTGCTATCAGTTTGAGGCTGGCTCTGAATCAGGAAGTGGTCGCTCACGATTTGAGTCTCCGCACTGATGTTTCGATGAGGTTGCAGACTGTGTCGATAATCGTCCTAGCTTCGGCCATATTGATCGTGGTCGTCCCGACGATCGTGGGTCTCACATGGAAAAGGCCGTGCCTGTACTCATGAAAATAGGTATAGCACTCCCCGAGCACACCTGCCATCTCAGGATGGCCACAGGTCGAAACCCTATCCTCAGTTAGCTTGTAGCCCCTTCCCGGGACAGGTTCGAAGTAGTTACCTACATTGGTCCCATTCTCGGGCTTAAAGTTCACCATCAGTATCTGAAAAAGAAATCCTTCTAGCGCTCGGAGGGCAGAATGGGTGATCGATGAATAATCCTCCATTGCGACATCAATTTTGCTGAGCGTCAGGGAGCATGCAATCTGCTTCATAACTAGCTCGTGCACATAGCCGTTCGAGACAGGCATTTTGTGCAAAAGTTCTTCTTCAATTTGATTTTTACTGATCGGTATTTTGAAATTTTCGATCTGCTTGCTAACGATTTCGGTACGATCTAGGACTTGACATAGGAAGTCGTTGACTAGGCAGGCAGTCTGTAAATAGCGCCCTTGAAACTGGGTTGACGTGTTGTTGAAGTATTTAATCCGGAGTTTATCACCCGACGGACCGGTAGCGGCAAATACACGGCAATGGGTTTCTTTATTAAGCTCCTCGATTGTGACTGCTTCCTCGCGCAGAAATTCGCATAGGTTGTCGAACTCACCCTGCTTCAGTTTCTGCGTGCACTCGAACCGTTGTTGTACGACTGGGCAGCAATTGTTTTTGATTGCTTCTGCAAATAGTTCGAAATTTGCGGAGCGGCCAGGTGCTTTTCCAATGGTGCATGTGCCACCATTCTTTGGGTACAGTCGAATAAGAGTAGACGCCCCGTTATATGTGAAGCTTAGGTGCAGTTCCTTTGGGTTTTCTCGGTTGAAAAGCACGTCAGTTGCACCGGCGGTAGTTACTACTTCCTGTATTTGCTCTAAATTGATGAATAAATCAAGATAGGGGTTTTTGACCGCCATTTATAACTTCCTTATAGAGCAGTGGTGGCTATATGCCACTATACCGCTTAAAATTCTGTCATAGTACCTGATCTTACGGACCCGCCGCAATGGGAGCAGTCGAAGCATTTCCCGCAATCCTGACGTATGGGAAGAAAAGAACCGCTGGTAGGCCTTGTACTCAACCAAATGGGGGTACGAGTCTGACGCTGTCGAAGCGATCTGGTAGGGCGAGAGTGGCTGGGTCGAACTCTAAAGTCTGTATCCAATAGGTAGGTTATTCCTAGCGCAAGCTTAAAGAGCTCGAATAGAGCGTTCAACATTGTTTGCATTGGCACTGCATGAGGATCCCGACAAGCATTGACAATAGTGGCCACTCGAAACCACATATCGATACTGTGAGGGGGCGGCGAGTGACTATGTATGTTTCAGCAGTGATCTGTTTTAAGCTGTGGGGGTAGGAAAGCCCTGCCACGATTCGCGGCAGGGCAGATCAATCACTTACCCAACTTTTTACGAACATCGGCAACCATTGGCCCGACAGCCCTGACTGCGGCTTTCAGCTGCTCCTCGGTCACGCCAAACGTTTTGGTCCAATGCTTCAACTCCCAGGGCTCGGTTGTGTTCACTCGGTTTCGATCTTGGGGACCGCGGGTGGAAAGGTCATCGGCCATTTTCAAAGTCCTTTTTTTGGGCCTGGGGCAGTCTAGGCAGATCGAGCATAGCTGAGGTAACCGCTCGGGGCTGGTAATCAGGCGGCGGGGACGTGCAAAAGGGAGCAAATACGGCTGAAAAACGTTTCCGCACGTGAGAAACAGCCCCTTGCATCCGGTGGGCTTTAGGCCGAGAGCAAAACGCCTGCGGAGCCGAAAATTCGGTAACCGATTAATCTAGCTTAATTTAGTGGTCGGAATGCAAGTCCGCTGAACTGGACCGAGTCAGACTGTTCGTTTATAGCAATCGTCGCAGCGACAAATCATGGAGCCTTGGGAAATCCAAAGAGTTATCGCAGGTAGCTTGCTGACGCTTAATAGGAATGGGGGGGCGCCTGCATATTATTCAGACACCCGCTGGTACCGATTCTGATACCAATTAGCGATTTCCGACGCTTATTCCTGAGCGGTCGGACGGGGGGAACCTCCGCAATCATTGACCACCATCAACCAGCCGATGCGACCTAAGACCGCATCGTGATGTTAGCTGTGGAAATCAATTGCTTATCCTGCTTGGGTTACAAGTATGTATGAGTGAGTCGCCTTCATCCCTGAGCCGGTTTCGAGCCGATTCACATTCGATTCGGCAGCTTCTCTAC